GCAGGAAGGTGCGGTCAGCCTCGGGCATATCGGCGCATACGAACGGCACGCCAGACTCCAGCAGGCCGGAGATGAAGTGGACATTGCGGGCAAGGCGGTCTAGCTTGGCGATGACCAGGACAGCCTTGGCTTTCTTGGCTGCGGCCAGGGCCAGGGCAAGCTGCTCACGGTCATTCTTGCGGCCAGATTCGACCTCGGTGAACTCGGCCACCAGCTCGGCAGCGCCGATGTGCTGGGTGACGGCGGTGCGCTGGGCTTCCAGGCCAAGGCCGCTTTGGCCCTGGCGGTCGGTGGACACGCGGTAGTAGGCGACAAAGCGGGTCATCTCAGGCCTCCACTTTCGACAGTGCAGCAAGGATCTTCTTGCCGAGGCGGCCATAGGGGCTGACGCTGGTTGATTTATGGATCATCGTCGGACGCGCCGACCAACGATCTGCAACGCTGGGCACCTCCCACTCAACCCAGATGCTGGTTTCGGCGGGATAGGTGTACCCGCCAGCGTCGGTGAAAGCGTCACGGATGGTAACCGTGTAATGCTTGCCGTTGAGGGCGACGAACTTGGTGGTCTTGTTCTGCATGGTCGTCACCTCAAGCGGAAGTCAGCGCGCTGATGGCGGCACGCTTGGTGGCAAAGGGGGCGTAGAACTCATTGCCATGGCCGTAGACACGGGTCAGCGTCCAACCTTCGTTGGTCTTGGCGATGCTGTACTGCACGAGACGGCCAGAGATCCAGCCAGTGAAGTGGTAGATGCCAGCGCAGGTGCGGGTGATGGTGGGCTTGTTCATCGTCTCTCCTTGTGAGCTTTATCTGCTCGGTTGCGATGGGTGAACTTTAACAGAACCGATAGCGTGTTTATTAGGACAAACCCTAAGATTCCATGCGGATTGGAATGCTAGTAGACTCCTGCGCTATCGCCACGATACCGAGCAGGCCCATGCAACAGAAGAGAATCCCGTTCTTGGTGAGGCTGCACCCTGACAGCAGAGAGCTGCTGACCAAGGCCACCGCAGACCAGCGCCGCAGCATCAGCGCAATCATTGACCAGTGCGTGCGAGACCAGCTACAGCCCCGCTACGGCGGCCTGGAGCCCCGTCTGCACCGCTTCCTGATGGGGGTGAAGCAATGACCACACAGGAAGCCATCAAGGTGCTGGATCTGTGCCGTGAGGGGCAGCATCTGCCCGTGGAGCTGATCCAGCTCGCGCTGTCCATCACTGACCAGCAGCCAGCCCCGGAGAAGGCAGAGCGGTATGAGCAGTTCCTGGCCGCGTTGCGGCAGTCGGGCCTGCTGTGATGGAGCTGCAGTTCACTGTGCCTGGAGAACCCCGAGGCAAGGGCCGCCCTCGGTTCACGCGCAGGGGCTTTGCCTACACAGACACGGCCACCAGGGACTACGAAACCCTGATCGCCTGCCGTGCGTCTGAGGCCATGCCGTGCGCCCCGGTGGAGACCCCGGTCAGCGTGCGGGTGGACATCTACAAGGGCGTGCCCAAGAGCTGGAGCAAGGCCAAGCGTGCCAGGGCGCTGGATGGCCAGGAGATCCCTGGCAAGCCAGACCTGGACAACGTGGCCAAGGGCGTGCTGGATGCCATGAATGGGGTGGCCTATGTGGACGACACCCAAGTGATCAGGCTGCTGGTGCAGAAGCAATACAGCCTGGAGCCCAGGCTGGTGGTGACAGTGAAGGAGATGCTGGAATGAGTTTCGTGCTTGGCATGATCATTGGCTTGGCGCTGTCGGTTGCCTTGCTGTTCCTGGCTGTTGCCCTGGCCGCCATGATCTGGGGGGATGATGCGAAAGAGGAGTAGCTACCGGCCCAAGGGCGTGATCATGGACACCATGGGCCATGTCATGCGCGGCTTTGCTCCGGTGCGTGAGCACGGCAAGGCCACAACCTTGAAAATCAAGAACCATCAGTCCCTGTCTTGCATGGTTGCAGGGGCTGGCACGCGGGAAGACATTGACAACCTGATCGCGGCCATGAACGTGGCCGAGGCGCTGGCCATTGTGGCTGCAATCGGGCATGAGTACCGCAGCGAGATCACGGCAGCACAGAATGCCATCTTCAGCATGGGCCAGCGAGGCGTGCAGAAGGGTCGCTTTCTGTTCACGGGCCCGGAGCTGACGGCACTGAACCTGGGCATGGAGATCCATGACGCGCAGCTTGATGTCTGCACCGTGGGCCAGCTAGAGAAGGCGCTGGACTTTGTGGCCAGGGAGATCCGTGCCAAGCGAGCAAGGGCCATTGCATGACCGGTTTCGCATCACCCTATTACGGCAAGCTGCAGACAGCCTCGCTTCCCAGCGAGGTCAAGCGCATCTGGTACAGCCGGGATGAGGAGCTGCCAGAGCTGCCCTCATGGCGCTGGTCATTTGAGATGCAGGATGACCTTGAGCAGGTAGAACAGCGTGAGCTGGTTATCAAGTTGCTGGAGACCATCTGCTTTACCGACCGGGAAGACCTTGTAGTGCGCCTGATGGTGATGGACGGATATACCTTGGAAGAGGTCGCGCAGGAGCTTGGCTGCACCAAGGAACGGGTGCGCCAGATCTACATGAAGGCCATGAGGAAAGCTAGAACCCGGCAAAAGTCAGTCACTGGGGCCGAGCTGTGGCACATGGACTGCGAGGTGACCACTTGGCAGCACTACAGGTGGCAGCAGAAGCAGGCCAGACGAGAGGCAAAAGCATGAGCAAACTCAAAACCGCAACCATTCCTGACCACCACAAGGTACAGGCCAAGATCATCCTGGACGAAGCCATTGACGAGCAGCCAGACAGCGTGATTGTGCTGTGCTTCTGGAAGGACAAAGGGCAGTTCAAGATCAAGACATCTACAGTGCCAGATCGGCTCATGCTGATCGGCGCATTGGAGGAAGCCAAAGGCAAGATCATCACGGATGGTTACGCATGAGCCTGTCACCGCATCAGGCCTTTATGCTCAAGCACTTCGCCATGGGCTGGAAGTTCAAGCTGGACAACAAGGTCAATGGCAGTTGGACAACGTACTGGTCACTGCGCCGCCGTGGGCTGGTGGAGGCTGGCAGTGTAGTCACTGAGCAGGGCCGCAAAGTGCTGGCTAAGGAGATGCGTTTGCAAGCCAAGCGGGAGGCCGGGAAGTGAAGCGCCCATTCAAGCCTTGGTATCCCAAGCACAAGGGGCCGCTTCCCGACCGCAGGGTGCTGGAGATGGCTGCGGCCAGGGAGCTGCTGTTCACCTGGGAGGCAGACCAGAACAAGGAAGCCATCGACAAGATGCTGGCCAGGATGGACAAACGCTATGGCGAGGGCGCAGAGCAGCGCATACGGCACTACATGAGAGAGATCCGCAGGAATGAGCGCGTTGCCTGAGACGGTCATCAAGCTGCCCAAGCGCAAGCCCAGGACACTGCAGAAGGAGGCCCCGCCAGACTTACGCAAGGTCTCTGTGCTGCCCATCAAGGCGGTGTTTGACCAGAAGCTGACGCATGGTGCGCTGCAGGTGCTGGCGGCCATCTGTGCGTTTGCCAACAGAGCAGGGATTACATGGGTAAGCCAGAAGCGGTTAGCCAAGGACTTAGGCATAAGCCAGCAAGCAGTGGCTAAGCAGTTCAAGCAGCTCAGGGAGAACGGCTATTTGATAACCGTTAGAAAAGGCTTCAGGGGTGAGCGCACAGATACGATCAGGGTGGTGTTTGACAGCACTGTAGACACGGACACAGCAATAGCCGTGACCAGCGCCATTGAGGATACAAGGCCACCCATTATGAAGAAGGAGCAGGCTATGCAAGAAGAGGTAGACAGAGAGGGACAAAGGGTAATCGCACAGGCAATCGCACAGGCATTTAACAAACCACGCAAGGAGGTAAAAGCCATGCCAAAGGACAGCGACAGCAGGACAGTGAAGGCCATCAAGGAGGCCAACCAGAAGGGCGCTCAGAGACGCACCAGGAGCGCACCCAATCACAACCAAGAGGTTGTCAATGAGGAGGGCTCTCATACACAACCTAAGAACAACCTGGGGGTTGTAGCGAACGCAGAGAACACAGGTATTAGGTTAACCTTAGAGGATGTTAAAAGATTAAAAGAAGAAGGTTTAACTGCAGTTCAAATCCAAGGTTGTCTTGAGGATTTGTTGTGCGCGTACGCAGCCGAGGGCATCACGCCCAAGCCCGAGCACCTGCAGACAGGCGTGCTTGAGCTGCACAAGCTCTTCACCAAGACGGCAGGGCATCAGGAAGGCCTCTAGAAGGCTCTAGGAGACGCGAACGGGAGGGGGCCTAGACATGGGTAGCCAGTCACCCTTCCAGCGCCTTGTAGGCCTCAGGATCAGATGGCGTAACAGACCCTAACGAACGTTTGGGTTTGTGACGGGTAGACAGGGGGTGGGGGTGGTATGACAGCGCAAAGCAAGGGGGGTAGGGTATGGATGGCTGCGATAGGGTATGTAGGCGCAAAGGGGTATATCCCTCCCCCCACCCCTCACCTACCGCTGGGGGTGCTTGGCTGAATTTTTCCCCCCTATTTCATGGCAAGGGTATTTGTTAACTTTTCAAAGGAGTGAGTTATGGCTTATGAGATGAAACCTGGACAGGGCAGTGCTTTCAAGAACAAGGATAAGACTGAGGATTGGCATCCTCCTTATCGGGGTAAGGTAATGTTGCCTGATGGGAGCGTGCATTACTTGGACATTACGCCTAAGAAGACGCAGGCTGGTGAGGCTTGGGTGGCGGTGAAGATTGGCAAGGCGATACAGCCTCGTGCTGTAGACGCGCACAATGAGGCCAAGGGCAACGGCTACCAGCCGCAAAAGGAGGATGACAGTGATATCCCGTTCTGATCCTATTGAGAGCCTTGGGCTGATCACTTCTGTAAAGAATGTGTTGAGGGGTGGTGGGATCACCACTGTCGGCCAGTTGCTGGAAATGACTCCGTTGGATTTCATCCAGATGGGCGGTCTAGGGGTCAAGTCACGCAATTCTATTTATGAGGCGCTTGAGACAAATGGGCTTTGGTTTGCCAACAAAGTTGAAGCACATCGCCAATGGGCGCAACGTGGTGCGGCTCAGTTGGGACGCAAGGCAAAAGTTAATGAAGTCGCAAGCATGACCCTGCGCGACTACTTTGCTGCTGCTGCTTTGCAGGGGCTGTGTGCGGGGTTCTCGGCGCTTGATAGGGACTGGCCCAGGGATGATGAGCCTGAGGGGTATGACGTTGCTGCAGAGCACGCATATCAGATGGCTGATGCCATGCTGAAAGCGAGAGATGGCAAGAACTAAGTCACAGATCTCTGAGCAGATCCCCAGCTTGAAGAACTGGGGTGGCGTGCGTTCTGTCCAGAGACGGATGGAGCGCAGTGCCACGATTACTGGCAACCGGGAGGCTATTGCGTATCAGATGGTGTCTATGGCCATGACGAACATTACGCATATAGCGACCTGGGATGAGGATGGCAGGCTCAAGGTAAAGAGTGCCAGCCAGATTCCTGAACACGCTCTGGCTTCGATCAAGAAGATCAATGCCAGGGTGGACAAGGATGGCAACTCATATCTGGAGATTGAGCTGTATGACAAGGTTGCTCTGCTGCGTCTGCTGGCTAAAGCTAGTGGCCTGCTGGACAATCCTGATGACGGCAGCGAGAAACCCAGCGTGATTGATCCC